AGGACAGGTAGTCTACGTCACCACCACTGGACGAACCAGCGTCTGCAGACTGGGCCAGCGCCTGAGCGGCGGCCTTCTTGTCGATTGCTGGCAGGCCAGCTGAACCCATGAACGATGCCAATGCACCGGCTGTCTTTGTTTCTTCAGTCATGTCGTACTTCCTTATTTGATTGTCAGTCGCTCGGATTGAGCGCCGACGGTTTCATATGGGGTCAGGTCGATCCCAGCTTTTTCGATCGCCTTGCGATCAAGGGACTTGCGCCCCGCTACGGCGGCCAGCGTTATGCTGTGGTTGTCCACCGTAATCTCGTTGACCTTGCGTGATTTAAGCTCGGTCTTAATCTCTTCTGCAGCCTTGTCCTTGCGGACCTTGGCTTCGTCCTCGTCAGCCTTGGCTGAGAGGTAGGTGCCGAGGCTGGCGTGCATGATGCTGCCCTTGTTGCCACGTCCACTCTGCGTGCTGCCTGCGATCGGTGCAGTGTCAACGCCGCAGATCTTTTTGAACGCGCACATGTTGTTGCACTCGTAGCCTCCGGTCTCCTTGCCTTCGCGTGACAGGCGTGCAGCTGTCCGAGCAGACAGCAAACGCTTGGCGCGTGGTGCGAGGTCGTCGAGGATCGTAACCTTACGCGGCACGTCGAACTCCAAGATGTCGTCGAAGTCTGACGCATTGATGTAGATCAACTTGCCCTCCACGATCGGATAGTCTGGCAGGTCGTGATCGGTGCTGACCGACGTCAGCTCCATTGCGATCTGCAGCTGTGCAATGTGCGCAGCTTTTGGCAGGTTCTTGCGGTTGGTGCGCGGGTCGATCGACTTGATCTCCACACCTGTGATCTGCTGCGCATCCTCGTCGATGACGTAGCCGTCAGGCGTCGCGCTGATGCCTCGAATATCGTCACGCAGACCGAGCTGGTCGTCGCCCATATACATGGTGTGAACATTTGCAGCGATCAGGCGATCGACGACATATGTCTCTGCGTGGGTGCCGCGACGTGCGAAGCCCCAGTTCTGATCCTCACCCTCGTCGGCGCGGTTCTTTGCGTACCACTGTTTGCGGATACAGGACATCGCCTCGCTGGCGTTCATGTACTTTGCACGCACTTCTGGATCGAATTTCTTTTGTGCATCGACGACGTCTGCGCCGAGTAAGATCTTGCGTGTCAGGTTCATACGTCATCTCCCATAAGTGCTTCAAGGCCCACTAAAATTACCATGCCCAGTGCGACGGTGCCGCTGCTGCGAACGCTAATCATCCCACCACCGTCTGCGCTGCACAGTTCGTGAGCCAGTTCGTGCATGTAGTGTACCTCGTCATCTGTCAGCTGTGGCTTCGCTGTCATGATATGGTCAAGTAATGTCATCCTGCTTTCCTCCCAAGTTTAAACTGCCCATTACCGCGACCCTTGCTCATCATGTCGCGCATGTTGTCAGAATTCGTCCCAACCTCTAAGTGGTCAGGGTTCACGCAACACCGCACGTCGCAAGTGTGCATCACAATCATGCCGTCTGGTATAGCCCCCTTGTGGGCCTCGTATGATCCGCGATGCGCGCGGGCCTTGTAGAACTTATTTCCGTACATGCCGTACCCGTCATGGAAGCAATTCAACTGCCATACCCAGCACCCGCTTTCTGATATGATGTGTGAGCGCTCTTCGAAGTAAGCTGCATTCTTTTCGATGACTGGTACACTCATCCTGCTTTCCTCCCGATCTCGTTGAACTTGGCATGCTCGCGCTCTTTTGCTTGGCTGATATTGGACAGCGCCTCATCCAGCTTGCTGTTAGATGTCAGGTAATCGACGTGGACGTGCTTCTTCTGCCCGAAACGCCAGAGACGTGCTTCGAACTGCGCCATGATGGAAGGTGACCAATCAGGCTCGACGACGATGATCTGGTTTCCGCCTTGCTGCAGGTTGAGGCTGACGCCCATCGCTGCGATCTGCCCGACGAAGACCTGTATCTCGCCCTTGTTCCACGCCTCTGTCATCGCCTCCTTGCGAGTGGATGACGTCCGACCGTCGAGCGTGGCGACAGTGTACTTGCGACGCTTCATCTCGTCCTGCAGGGCGTCGATGACGTCGGTGTGCCATGCGCCCACCAAGATGCGCTGCCCGCTTTCGACGCGCTCTGCGATCTCGACAGCTGCAGCCTTCACTTTGGCGAGGCCCAGCTCGCGGCGGATAGAAGCCAAAGCAGGTTCCTTTGCTTCGAGCTTCGCCTTGATGTCTGACATCGACAACTTGTTGACGTCGCGCATCATGGCGTTGAACTCTGGGCTGCCGTCGAGGTCGATGACGTAGCGAGACTTAGTTAGGGGAGGCATTGACTTGAATACTTCCTCTAGATCGACGCGCAGTGCGTGCTTGCTGTAGATCCAGTCGCCGAGCGCCTCGGTATTCTGGTTACCAACGACGACGTAGTGCGCCGGTCCACGTCCAAACTGCTTGCGCTGGCGCACGGTAAACTTGAGCTGGAAACGCTCATTGCTGGTTCCACCGCACACCTTCTTCAGGCCGTCGATGTCTGCGCGAGCAACGAATGGGTAGAGGTCGTCGTTCCAGCGCGTGATCGGTGTGCCGGTCAGCATCCACGCATAGTCTGAGCCGGATGCGATGCCGCCGCGACCGAGGATCGCCTTGGTCCGCTTCGCCTTCACGCTCTTCAGTGCGTGGCTCTCGTCGCAGATCAGGATGCCACCCTGCAGCCAGTCGCGCAGCTCTGCCGCACGCTTGGTTGCGATGGCGTAGCTGACGACGATGACGTTTGTGGCAGGTACGATCTTGGTCGCGCCGCTCTTCAGGATCTGGCAGACAGGGTCGCTGTCGATCAGGTATGCCGTGCTCTCGTTCTGCCACATAGGCAGGGCGATCGGCGGTGCGATGATCAGGATGCGTTTGCCAGCGCCGAGCTGACGGGAAGCCTCGAGAGACGTGACAGTCTTTCCTGTACCCATACCAAAGAACAAACCTTTGGTGCCTTTCTCTGCTGTGAGAAAGGCTGCGCCTTTGATCTGATGTGGAAATAATTCATAAGCCATCGTGGTGTTCCTCATTTTCGTAATGCGTTATTTATTGATGCGTTGGCTGCACACTATGTCAGCATCTCAGTGAGTGCAATACCTATTTTCCAGCGTGCATCTCATAATCAATCAGATCCCGCAGCAAGACGGCGATCCACTCAGCCACCGTGAAGCCCTCTGGGACCGTTTCGTATATCCACTCCGACTGTTCAAACGGGATGCCTGTCAGAATATCCATTATGCCCCCCGTGTTGCGCCCGTACTTCTTGCGCAGCAGACGGTAGCGGCCTTCTTTGGTGTCCCTGCGGCCCGTGCGCTCAGAGTGCGGCTTCAGCCTGCCGTCGCGCAGCATTGGCGTCATCCTGCTGGCAACGGCTGGCGGGTTGAGACCTACGATCTCAGCGATCTCCGCGATTGAAAGCCCATCATTTGCGAGCTTGATAATTTGCTTGTTCACTGTGCGGGATGCTGGACCGATCATAACAGTGTCGCTCCCAACCCGATAAACAGTATTACGAAGAGGGATGCGCAAGCTATGACATCCCCCACGATTTCCCAAAACAATTTCATTGCCCAGCCTCCTCGGTCAGCATGCTCTCCAGCGAAGTGATCGACGAGCCGATCGCTGCCAGCTCACCGCTGACCCACGATGGGCGACAGCCGTGGCCGTGGGTGGTGATCAGGGCGTCGAACGCTTTTTTCTTGCGCTCAATAATTCCAATAATTTGTTCACGTGTCATGGTGTGTCCTTTCAGGGTTGGGTGGATTTACGCTTCTTGCTCGTCCAGCGCATGCATCAGGGCTGGGATGATCTTTGCGCGCGTCTCTGGTGTCATACGTCCGAGCGCTGAGAGGCATTGAGCCGTGGCTTCGTCGAGGCGGAATGCGGTGATCTCTGTGAACGCTTTGAATGGGCTGACGCCTTCGCGGTCATTGTATTCTCTCGACGAGAACTTCAGAGTGACGGCGTTTGCGTTCTCGGTTGAGACGCGTCCGCATGAAAACTTGAGGGCATCTGTCTGAAGCTGCGGGTGGATTGTGATCGATGTTGTCATGGTGTTCTCCAGTGCGGTGGGTGGGGGCGCGCGGCCCCCTGTTGGGTTTACTCGGTGAAAATCTCCATCTTCACCATTGTTTCGTAGCCGTCCTTGCTGCCCTGATACTCCATGTGGTCAGGCATCAGGTACTTCTGGAAGGCGACCAGAGCGGAGGCCATTGGTGCGATCGCCATTGGCCGGTCTGCGAAGGTGGCGAGCAACGTCTCGCCGTTGCTGCCCGCAGCCACATACCCATGTAAGCGGATGATGACCTTCCAGCTCTTGGCTGTCTTGCGGATGATGAGGGTTTTCTCGATTGTCATGGTGATCTCCAGTGTGGTGGGTGGTGGGGGCGCGTGGCCCCCTGTTGGTGTTACAGGCCGTAATCTGATGGTGCGTCGATAATTACCAACGCCGTGCTGATGGCAGTCTCCCAGCGCTCTACGTCGCTGTCATATTCATGGTAAACTTCCACTGTCCAACTGTTCGCCAATGCGTGCATTTCGACTGCATCACGGATGCTTTCTGGCGCTTTCGCTACAACGGCGTAGAACTCTTTTTCTAAGTCTGCTGCGATTTTCATTGGTGATCTCCGTTGTGGTGGTTAGAAGAGCGTCACTGCCCCTCTCTCAATACAGATATAAGATGCTCATGAGCATCTTGCAAGGGGGTCAGGCAAATTATTTTTGCCGATCCACATAGTGACCGCTGGATGGCGGCAGCACCATATCTAGTGGCTGGACTGGTGATATCTGATCGGAGTATAAAAAAGCTCCGACGCTGTTTAAGGCATCGGAGCTAGGTCAGGCAGGTAATTATGGGTAAGTGACCACCCACAACAGTATCCAGAAGGGTAAAATCATGGATAAACTCCTTATAAACGAAGCAATATCGATAGCGCAAGAGCTAGATCTTGCAATCTACCCAGTGGCAATGCCAAACAAGGCACCCACCATGAAGGGCTTCAACAAGCGGCGCTTCACAGAGGACGAGATCAGAGATCGGGCCGCTGCAATAGGCGACGGCTTCGGCTTCTGCCCGAAGCTGACAGGCCTCGTCGTCATCGACGTGGACAGTTACAAGCCAGAATGCGATTTCGAAAAGTTCTGCGATGGCAACGAGATGCCTGAGACGTTGACCGTGTCTACGGGAAGGGGAGGAACGCACTACTGGTTTGCCGTAGACTATCGCGTAGACGGTTTCATCGATGGGACACCGAAGGGCTTCAACGGATTTGAGGTACGCGTGAACAACGCAGTGCTCCCGCCCACCGCTGGCTATACGTTTGTCGATCCCAACGCAGAGATTGAAGAGCTGCCTGAGTGGCTGCTAAACAAGATCCGCAAGGAACCTTTCAAGAGCACGGCGAAGGGCAAGGCGATCGCAAGCGCGCTGCGTCCTCTGGATCACGCCGATAAAGAGCGCTCCCTGATCGACAGGGTGAACAACGCACCAAACACAATGGATGACCGCGACGGCAACGTCAGCTGGCTGGGGCTCGGCTTTGGCCTGCACCATACGTTTGTCGGCACACCTCTTGA